AAAGAGGGAGCTCCCCCCGTTCCCGGAAGACCAACGGCTAACAATCTCGTCCAACAGAAAAAGTTAATCACCGTTAAAGCTCATCTCAAAACCACATCAAAACTAACAAATGTGGAGAAGAAACAGTTTGAGAATAAGGTTACTAAAAATACAAACGTCGAGGTCTTGAAAAAGGAGATTAACGCGGCTAATGCGACTAAGCCGAACACACCAAAGACGAATGTACCGAAGAAGCCAAACGCTCCGACACCTCCCGCCGTTCCCGGAAGACCAACGGCTAACAATCTCGTCAAACAGAGAAAGTTAATCACCGTTAAAGCTCATCTCGGAACCAAAACCAAATTAACAAACGTGGAGAAGAAACAGTTTATGAATAAGGTTACTAAAAATACAAACGTCGAGGTCTTGAAAAAGGAGATTAACGCGGCTAATGCGGCTAAGCCGAACGTGCCCAATCCGGCGGCAAAAAAAGCGGCAAAGGTTTTAGCCATAACACAATACGCCAAATCCAAACAAGTATTTACCAATGACGAAATTAAAAATATGTTCTTAAAGAACGTCACTGTGAATACTAATGTTGGCGCGAGAAAGGCTATCATCAATGGTCAAGTTACTAAAAAGGCGAATGAGAAAGCCGCCCGTAACGCCAAGGAACAAGAATCCAAAAAGAAACAAGCGAAGCTCCAAACCATACAAAATGCGGCGGGAAAATTACAATCCATGAATAAACTCAAACGCGAAAATCGCAAATCGTTTATGAATAGAATACACAGAAACGAAAACAAAAATACAGTCTTAAGAAACGCACAAAAGCTCCAAAACAATAGAACACAAACGGGTAAAGCTGTTGAAAATCTCAAATCGTTCATTCAAAATGACGCCACACTCAATAATAACGAAAAGCGGGTGTTCATCAGTAAGTTAAATACGGGTAATAATCCGGTGGCGGTTAGGGCGAGTGTAAATGCGGCGATTGCCAAAAAGAAGGGGGCAACCCAAAATAAGCTCAAAGAGAATGCGACTGCCTACATGAATAAACCGGAAGTGAAACCGTTCATGAAGAACGTGGATCGTCAGTCTATCTTAAATAAGGTGAATCGCAAAGAAAGAAATTTCACGACCATGAATGGAATACAAAAAAGAGTTAATGAGTATGTCACGGCTTACAAAAACGCCAAAAAGGGAATGGAACTCGAACAATTGAAAGCCCGGGTCACAGAACTTCAATTGGCTAACAGAGGTAACTCTATCATAAAGCAGTTTTCGGCGACAAATTCTAAAATGCCATTATCTGTGGCTATCAAGGGATTGGAAGAACTCGCAAAACAAGCCGGACAAGCTCAACTCGAAAGGAATGTCCAAACACTTAAAAATCACATGTCAAAGTCGGCACTGAATAACACCAATAAGAAACAATTTGAAAACAAATTACGAACCAAGGGTGCCACGTTGAACCAATTGCTCAAAAATGTCGCGTCTAAAAACGCAGGCATAAAAGCACAACAAAGAGCCGAGGCCCGGGTTACCCTCAATAAGCAATTAAATGTGGTCACGCCCAAATTAACTAACGCGAATAAGAATACATTATTAAAACAGTATAACGGGGGAACATCTAGTAACCAAGTTTTGAAAAGCGCAAAGATAATGGCCGAGACCAAACAAGCTAAAAATGTCCAAAATATGAAAAATACACTTAAAACCAAATTAAACACCTACCCGGACTTAACTGTAGAAAATAAAATCGAACTCGTGGGTAAAGTGAACCGAAGCACTAAGAATATAAGCGAACTTCTCAAGGAAGCACAAACGATACAAAGTGAACGAGCGGGCAAAAAAAGATCGGAACAACGTGAAAAGTTAAGTGAATACTTGAAATCAAGGGGCTTTGACGAAAATTCCGAAACGTACAAACTCATCATGAATAAGTTCAATACATCGACGACCAATTTGAGTATCCTCACACAAGAAGTCAATAAATTTGCCAATAATGCCACCGCTCTCGCAGAAGCTAAAAAGAAGGAGGAACAACGTCAAAAGAATAGAACTGAGTTAAATACCTACGCGAAGACTAAATTGGCTAACACAGATGTTAAGTATATGTTGAATAGATTTGATAACGGTGCGGGAACACTCGAAGCAATGAAGAAAGAGGTGAATACATTGGAAGGCCAAAGAAAACAAGAAAAGAATAATAAGTTCGTGATTCAATACCAAAAGTATTTGAATAAGCTTAACTTAAATAAGAATGCTCGCTCGGAACTTGAGACGCTATTCAATAACGACAAAAATAGAAACTTGAATGCGGCGAAGAAGCGCGCCGATAATAAGGTCGATGAACTCAAGAAGGCCAAAATAGCCGCAAATAGAACTATAATTACCAATTATATGAACGAGAAGAATGTTCCCCAAAACAAGAGAACGAATATATTAAGCAACTTAAATGGAGGTACGCAAGTTGAATCCTTGAAGAAGAAGGTCAATTCTATCGTAAATGGTATAAAAACCCAAAAAGTTTCTAACGCTAGAAAGGGATTTGTTGGGTGGATGAACGAAAGAAACCTCGATACGGGCAAACAAAAACCATTCTTAAATAAATTTAACAATAATCCGAACTCTGTGAATGCTCTGAAAACAGAAGTCGCCGAATTACTCGCTCAAAGTGCCAAAAACAAGAAAAACCAAAACAAAAAGAATTTCAACGTGCATCTTTCAAAATTACAATTGAATAATACAAATAAGAACAATCTCAGAACAAAATTAAACACTATCAATCTCAACACGGCAAAGAAACTCGCAAATGATCGGGTCAAAATGCGCGTCGCCCAAAAGAAGAGTGAATTACTACGATTCTTAAGAACACTGAATGGTTTATCAGAAAAGAATATCGATGAAATGATGACATCGTTTAATCAAAATACCAGTAATGTTAATGCCATAAAGAACAAAGCGGCCAACTTAATTAAGAGCCGTAAGAACGCTTTGCGTACTCAAGAATTACAAAACGTTTCCAAATATGTTGAATCTAAAACACACCTCGAAAAGGCAAACAAAGACGGGATGATTACCAAATTCAAGAATACGAACGTCACGGTTCAACAAATAAAAGAAGAGGCAAACGCCAGGAATAAGGAATTGAGTAACGCGAAGAACGAAGCGAACCGTAAGGCACAGGAAGAAGCGAACCGTAAGGCGAAGGAGGAAGAAGAAAAGAAGGAAGCGAATCGTAAGGCGAAGGAGGAGGCCAATCGTAAGGCTAAGGAGGAAGCGAATCGTAAGGCGAAGGAAGAAGCGAATCGTAAGGCGAAGGAAGAGGCCAATCGTAAGGCTAAGGAGGAGGCCAATCGTAAGGCGAAGGAAGAAGCAAATAAAAAGGCAAAGGAAGAAGCGAATCGTAAGGCTAAGGAGGAGGCCAATCGCAAAAAGAAAAATGCGCAACGACAAAGTCTGAGTAAGTTGTTGAATAGCTCTAAGAACCTGACAAATCAAAACAAGATACCATTCTTGAATAGACTTGAAAAGGGTGAAGATTTGAACAAGATCAGGTCTGACGTCATCACAAAAATACGATCGCTCGCAAAGACTCGTCAAGAAAAGGAAGAAGCCAACCGGAAAGCAAAGGAAGAGGCAAATCGTATGGCAAAGGAAGAGGCAAATCGTAAGGCGAAGGAAGAGGCAAATCGTATGGCAAAGGAAGAGGCAAATCGTAAGGCCAAGGAGGAAGAAAAGAAGAAGGTGGATGATCACAGAAAGAAACTTTTCGCTAAAATATGGAAAGATGTCAAATCGGGACGGACGGTGAAACTCCCGGGCGAAACAAACGGATCAATGGGACAAAATCGAATGAAATGGAAAGAAAAGGCACTCGCGGCTAAAACCATCCCCGCTCTCGATGAAGTGGAAAAGATGCTCGATAAATTTGTCAGTGACGTGGCGAAGGCGATTTCGGCAAAAGAGAAGAGTGCCAAAAATGCGATAAAAAAGAACGTGGCGACGCGATTACAAGGTTTTAATAAGCTCGAGCGGTCTAACCGACAAAAATTCATGAACCGAATCAATAAGGGTAACGCCAAGAATGTGGTGATAGAAAACGCACGAAAACTCCACACCAACCGTGTGGCCAAGGAGAAAGCGAACCTTAAGGCTAAGGAGGAAGCGAACCGCAAGGCTAAGGAGGAAGCCGATCGCAAAAAGAAAAATGCGCAACAACAAAGTCTCACTAAATTATTAAATAGCTCTAAGAACCTGACAATTCAAGATAAGATGTCATTCTTTAAGAGATTTGAAAAGGGTGAAGATTTGAACAAGATCAGACCCGACGTCATCACAAAGATCCAATCGCTCGCGAAGACTCGCAAAGAAAAGGAAGAAGCAAATAAAAAGGCCAAGGAAGAAGCGAACCTTAAGGCTAAGGAGGAAGTGAATCGTAAGGCGAAGGAAGACGCGAACCGCAAAAAACGTTCCGTGCAACAACAAAGCCTGAGTAAATTATTGAACAGCTCTACGAACATGACAAATCGAAACAAGATACCATTCTTGAAGAGACTTGAAAAGGGTGAAAATTTGAACAAGATTAGACCCAACGTCATAACGAGGATCCAATCGCTCGCGAAGACTCGTCAAGAAGCCAAGGCTAAGGATGATGAGAATAAAAAGGCCAAGGAGGAGGCGAGACTCAAAGCGAAAAAGGAAGCCAATAATAATGCTAAGGAAGAAGCGAACCGCAAGGCAAAGATAGTTGCCGTTCAAAAAAGAGTGGCAACCACACTCCAATCCATGAAAGAACTCGAAAGGGAGAATAGAAAGAAATTTATGAATAGACTGAATACGACCAACGCGACTACCGCTAGTATGAACGCAACAAAGATATTGAACAATGCGGAAGTTCTCCGGAAACAACGAGCTAAAGAAGCGGCAAACAAGGCACTTCAACCCACTAGAGAAGCCCTTAAAAGCCGAATCGTGCGTAACATTCCGGGTAAAACTGGACAATGGCGCAGGGGTTGGGAAAAGGAAGTCGGTTTAGCCACAAATATGAAGAGACTCAAGGAATTGGATCGCCTTTTAACAGAAAAGAAGCAATTAGAAGGTGAAATCACGAAGGCAAATCTCTCTATGAAGGATAGACAGGGACACCTGGCATTGGTGTTGAGATATGTGAATGATATCAAAAAGCGGCGCGATATTGTTAAACAGCAAATTATAAACGCGAAGAAGGCTTCTAATGCGAAAAAGCTCGAAGCGAAGAAGAAATTTGTCAAGGGTATTCAAAACATGACAAATCTTGAACGCGTGAATAGACAACAATTTGTCACTAGATATAACAAGGGTGAAGATTCCACCAAGTTATTGAGTGAAGCCACGGCTCTCGTGACGAAGAAACGCGAAAATGCGAAAAGGGCCGAAGCTGAAAGATTAGAAAAGGAAAAGAAGGCAAAGGAGGCGGCCGCCGCAAAAGCAAAGAAGGAGAAAGAAGAAGCGGAAGCAAAATTGAAGAAAGAACGTTTGGATAAACTCAAACGCAATACGGCGAAGCAATTCCAAAGCATGAAGGGTTTAACTCGTGGCAACAGAAAGGAATTCATGACGCGTCTGGAAAAGGGAGAAGACCCCGCGCGCGTATTTGCCAATTCCAAAACGAGAGATGCTCAACGCATCAAAGAAGAAAAGGATAAGGCCGAAAAGGCAAGATTGGCACAAGAAAAGAAAAAAGCCGACGCAGAAAGACAAGCGGTGACGCGTGAAATTAACTCAGCGCTTCGTGCGGGTGATATTGGTTCAAAGAATGCGAACCGATTAAAGAGGGACGCATTAACAAATCCAGCCAAAGCTAGAACGGCTTTAGCTAACAAAAAGAAACAAGTCGCCAAAGTAAAATCTGACCAAAGACGCGCGTACTTGAGATCGGCAAAACCCACACAAAGAACAAGTGCGTCTGTACGAGCGACCTCAGGGGGGAAATCTAGGAAATCGGCAGGTCGTCGTCGGCGTTAGGTTTTGAAAAAAAAACCTAAAGTTATAATAAGATGCAGATATTCGTGAAGACCCTCACAGGTAAGACTATCACTTTGGAGGTGGAATCATCCGACACAATAGATAGTATAAAGTCCAAAATTCAAACGAAGGAGGGAATACCACCAGACCAGCAGCGTTTAATTTTTGCGGGAAAACAACTCGAAGATGGAAGAACTATAGCGGATTATAATATCCAAAAAGAAAGTACATTACACTTAGTTCTTCGTCTTCGTGGTGGTGCGTTGCGCACCTTTTCTGGTAGAAACAAAAACAGGTGGTCTCCGATATCCAAACAACGCGAAGAAGAGGCACTGAAAATTGCGCGTCAGGCGTACGACGCAGAGCCGGGGGTTGTCAGTACTTCGTGTTGTTTCGTTAAAATATGCGAATCCGGTACCATTAGAATGTATAATCACAGTCGTTATACCGTTCATATGGAATTAGAAGAAATACACGGATCTAAAATTTCTGGTGCCGGAATAGGCGGAGGTCCGGGAAATGTCGATATAACCATAAAAGAAGGAGATCGCGCGAAGAATGTTGAAATCACACTCCCTCCCGCTCAATATGATAATGTTTGTAAAATGTATATTCCGTCATATAAACCATCTAAAATTAGAACCCACGAATACACCATGAAAGCGCAAATGGACGGTCAGGAATTATGGACTAGAACATACAGTGTTAGCGATGACATCCATTTCAGAAATAGACACATGGATGAAATAAAAGCAAATTCTCGCGCAGAATCTAGAGAAAGTTGTCGGAAACTGAGACCAATAAAACGTATAGTACTTTTTGTGTTGATTGCCATGACAAAGTACAAAGAAAAACTGAATTTAAAGTTTTAGATCTAACATAATTAAATGGAATGTTGCGACGTTTGTTGCGACAAATTAAACAAAACAACTCACAAGAAGGTAAAATGTCCTTATTGTGATTTGATTTCATGTAAAAGCTGTTCTCAGAGGTATTTACTGACTCTGATAGATGATCCACATTGTATGAATTGTAAAAAACTATGGAATAGGGAATTTATAGATTCATTTTGTACTATCAAATTTAGAAATGTTGATCTAAAAAAACACAGAGAAAATACACTATTTGAACGTCAAAAACTACTTATGCCAGCCACACAGCCCGCAGTTGAGCGTATAATTACAATGCGAACACTGAGAACACAGATACACGACGTCAAGAAACAAATACTAAACATCCAAAGGGGCTTGGGTCTCAGTATTCATACACCCATTAATCCGGATGACGAGATAATGACGTTACCGGAAATGAAAATATTAGTTCCACAGTTACAAGATTTACAAACGAGACTCAGTTATTTACGAAATACGGGTATATCCCCCAATGACGGCGAAGACCCAAATAGAAAATTTGTCCGTAAATGTCCAAGTGGCGTTTGTAAGGGGTTTTTGGATGAAAATTGGTATTGTGGTATTTGTACGACGAATTTTTGTGATAAATGTAATGCTGAAATTAAAGATGGTCATGAATGCGACCCGGATGATGTAAAAACCATGAAATTCATAGCAAAGGACACCAAACCTTGTCCGGCGTGTGGAGAAATGATCCAAAAACTAAGTGGATGTTCTCAAATGTGGTGTCCCCAATGTAAAACGGCATATAATTGGACAACGGGAAATATAGAGATGGGACGGATTCACAATCCACACTTTTTAGAATTTAAAGTGAGTAACAACAGAGACAACCAAGATATACCGTGTGGTGGGTGTCCGAGTTTTCAAGAGATATGGGAACTTGAGGTGGAGAAAGACCTAGGATATTTTGCATCATTTGGTCACGACCACAATAACAATACATGGAATCAAAATATAGTTAGGTTTCATATACGGTTTCGTAATGATGTCTATAAGATGGCAGAATTAACACATCTAATAGGCTATTTCGAACGACGGGTTATGTGGCTAAATGCGGAAGAAATGGACGAGGACAGGGAGTTTTTTTATTCCCGAATCGCGTATATGTTAGATGAAATGTCCGAGGATATGTTCAAACGACAACTACAACAAACGGATAAGGCTATATGTAAGGATAGGGATACACGAAATATATTTCGAATGTTTATAGATACATCGAGTGATTTACTCCGTCAATATGTAGTAGATCCCACTAAAAAGACATACGTAGTCAAAACACTAGAAGAATTGAGATTATATACTAATGATGTTATCAAAAAAATTCATAGACGTTACAATCACGTGACACCACACTTCATACCAGAGTGGGGTACATCGGAACCCGTAATGAGAAGGGTTTAGGATATTCTGTTATATAATAATCTTGAATAATATTAGACATGATTGCGTGGGTTATACTCGTAATCGTTAATGTGTTAATATTAGTCAATACCAGGGAACCCAAAAATTTGAAAATTGTCAAGGACAAATATGAAACACTTCGACAGCATTTAATCAAAACGGACAACAAGAAGTTTAAAATGCTCACGAACAGAGTTCCAATAACAGGGATGACCAGTACATCTGGTGCGATAGGTTATAATGCGAGTAAAGGTTCGGATATCGGTATTTGTATAGATGGCGAACCGAATGAAATATTCCATGTACTGATTCATGAGTTGGCACATAGTACAGTTAAAGAGTATAGACACTCAGAACAGTTTTGGGAAAATTTCATAGAATTGCGGGGAATATGTGAGAAATTAGGAATATACAACAGAATCGAAGAAAAGACCGAATTCTGTGGAAAACACGTCCAGGATAAATAATCTCAGTATCTTATAACATGGCAACGCCTTTCAGTGTCACATTACAAGCTGTCCTTTTGTGGGCATTTGTAATCATGCTTACACAGCTTCCATCCCTCAAGCTTCCGGCCAGATTTGAAAACTTTAACGGGCGCGTGTGGTTGGTCGGCTTTATAATTCCTAATCTACTTCGTTATATAGTGGCGAGCGCGCCACGTCTTGCTGTCAATAAAAGTTTTGTCTTTATGGCATCTCTTATATCTGTTGGTCTGGTTTATTTAATCACTAAGATAGGTTGGCCGATAAAAAGAAAAGACGTCGAAAGCTATGGTAAGGACAAAAATAGCACAATGAAGACAATTGTGTTATTTTCGATGACTTTTATCACGAGTGCTCTGGTGATCCAAAAATTACTTGGTCTCAGATTATATACTGAAATGGGATGGGAATCGCCCGTCGGTAATGCGCAGGTCGTTAGCGTTAGTGTTTGATGACATACGTCTTAATCACATAGAAAACGATAGCCGCCACAAGACCTGTGGAAGCTAAACCAACAGCGCTTCTAGAACCATTCTCCGATAAAAACTTGGGAACAGAGCTCACAAGTTTTTCTTGGACCGGCTTACTGACAGCGACCGCGGCACAAACACCCGCGACGAGGGCAAACATTTGATCATCCGTCATGCCGAACGGATTCTTATTCGACGATTTCTTGGATTTTCTCTTTTCGGAGGACTCTTCGGTTTCCTGAGCAAACCCAACATCGGTCTGAGGAGCGGACATAGACGGCAAAACGCCTTGGCTGCGACCTTCCGGAGCCATGGCCGGGGGCGCCATAAAGTTCGGCCCCGCGCCAGCTTGGGGAGCCATGAGATCAGCAATCGGTGTCGAATCCATAGTAGTTTCTTGCTGTTGACTCACATTTTTTTCTATCAAATTTTCGTCTACAAACGACGTGGAAGGTTGTTCAAGTTTTGGTTTTGTATCCAAAGGAACCATGCCATCTCCGGCATCTCCCAAATTCATGGTTCTAATGTCCGTCATTTAAGATAACGTTACTTTTTTTTAAAAAATACATTACGCATTTCACTCTGGATAATTTATTTTTTCTTTTTTGTACCACTCGTGCCCACTTTATTGATTGTGATTCCCATCTTCTTTGTAGCTTTTCGTGCGTCATCCTCCTTCTCCTGTAAATAGCGTGGATTATACATCTTTTTACTAACCTGCCACAACTGGGGACTACCAACTCTAAACCCCGTTCTAACCCTGGCTTTATACCAAAACACACAATCCGTTATTTTATTAGATTTAACTGTGTTATCAAGTACAAGACATTCATAGTTTTCTGTACAAGCATCCATCACCTTACAAAACATATCAAACGAGGGAAAAATCCCAAAAAATGACTTATAGAGCTTTTCTCGGTTTTGTATGATGTTCTCGCGAAGAATAAAAACATAATCCACATTGGCGCGCAATGCCGGTGGCAAATCCATCACGTATTGCATCGTGAGCATGAAAAAAAGTTTCCAGTGCCTACCATTCATAAAACACTGTCTAATACAGGTATCCTTGAGAAATTTACTATCATACATACAATCATCTAAAAGCATGAACGCCCCGCAATTATCTTTTCCCGCACCAACTAACTTTCTCTGTCTGCTCATGACCCTTTCTATCGCCTCTCTGTCGTAATCTCCGTATATGAACAGGGGAGGGACAAAATTTTGATAAAAATGGTTACCTTCTTCTGTTCCCGATAAGACAATACCCGCTGGAATGTGCTTTTTGTAGAACATTATATCCTTGACCAGCGTAGATTTACCGGTGTTACGTTTTCCAATGAAAACACAAACTCGATCATCACTTATTGTAGCTGGATTGAATTTCCTTAACTGAAGGTTCATTCTGATATAAATGTGTCTTTTATTTTGGATAATTTTACTCACATAAAGTAAGATGGCTGGTCGTCTAAATTTAGCAGTCACTGGTATCCAGGACCGATGGCTTACCGAAGAACCCCAGTTCTCATATTTTCTTACGTCGTATAATCGTCATAGTAGATTCGCTCTGGAACAAATTGAATCTCCCTTCGATGGGACTTTGGATTTTGACAATATAATAGAATGTAGAATACCCCAAAATAAGGGAGATCTCATTCGTAACTTCACGTTGAAAGTTAATTTAACGGACCCAACCCCAGATGCGAGTGGGAACAGTCATCAATACGTCCCGTCGGTTTGTACCCGATTGATAGAATATGCCGACCTCTTGATTGGGGGACAAACTATAGAGCGTATTACTGGTGAATATATCTACATGCATCAACAATTAAACAATACAGATGATGACGTGGCACAATCCTTATATTTTCTAAATGGACATGGAAATCTATTGGGTTACACGACAGATTATACATATTTTATAGATCTACCGTTCTACTTTTATCGTCACCCAAGTTTAAGTATTCCTATATGTGCCCTCACGAAACAACAAGTAGAAGTCAGAATAAAACTCCGGCCGTTGAACAAAATTGTCCGGGATACACATACAGATTCGGTTCCCACAAATCCAGTGGCCAAAATTAAACGAATTTCACTGGATACAGAGTTTGTATTCGTTTCCAAACTTGAAAGAGACTATCTGACTTCCAGACCTCTAGATTATTGTATAACTCAGGTACAATTATCTAAATTTCACATGGACGGGGGGCAAAAAACAAAGTCGGTGATGTTGAATTTCAAAAATCCGGTAAAGGAATTACTTTACTTTTCACGATTAGAAGAGTACGACGACGCAAACAAACACCTAGCCATGGAAGTCATTGAAAACATCGAACTTCGGTTCAATAATAATCCAGTCATAAACGCAGACGAAAAATTTTCGATGTATGAACAACCATTATTAAACTATGTAAATTCTCCTACGGTATTGGGAATTACAAATCCTAATATAACACCCTACTTTGGAGTGTATTCATTCAGTGATGACCCGGGTGCCTTCTATCCGACAGGTCAGGTTAATATGAGTCGAATTTCTCATAAATTATTAACAGTCACGCTCGCGCGTGAAGGGGGAACTGGTGCCAGGCGATGGGTTCAGGTATATGCGGTGAATTATAATATTTTACGCATAGATGGAGGTTTAGCGGGTTTAAAATTTTAGCTCTCTATAGTAATAGTGATGGCCGGTAGAGTTCAACTTGAAACAACTGGACCACAGGACAAGTTTTTTACTATAGATCCACACTACAGTTACTTCCGGGAACATTTTGTAAAACATTCTAATTATTCGAAAAGTTTTATAAAGATGGATGTCGGTGTAACAGACTTTGGATCTTTAGTCAGATACAGAATTTCACCCGATCAAGGTGATCTTATAAAAACGATAAGCTTGGATGTTGAATTGAATCCAATTTCAAACGCAATGGCAACCGGTATGGGATGGGTTGAGTCTATAGGACATGCCATGATCGAATATGTGGATATTATCATCGGTGGAACTACCATTCAGAGAATACCATCCGACTATCTTCAGATATATTCCGAACAAAATTATACACAAACAAACCAAACCGGATTAAAACAACTCATAGGTAAATTTCCTAACCGTACATCTTCTCTCCGTGCGAACAATCCAACCATATTAAGTCATTTAGGTGTTGCGAGCAGCAGTCAAAAATATTTCATTGATATTCCGTTTTACTTCTATAGAAATCCGGAATTGGCCATACCTCTGTGTGCCATTGACCGCCAAGAGGTGGAAATTGAAATAAAATTAAGGTCAGCGGAAGAGTGTATTGTCAATAACCAAAAAGTGACGGTGGGTGGCGTATCTTCATGGGCATCAAATGCCGGCAAGGGATATGGCTATGGTGTGGGTACATACTTACAAAATGGAAACGATATAGATGGTGAAGCAACTGGGGACGGATCCGGTTTTGTCGTTGCCATCACGCCGGATGGTAAATATGCGGTAGTTGGTGCCCCGGATAATGATCCGGACAATGCTAGAACAAATGCGGGTCACGTGAGGGTATTTTCAATGGCAGGGGCGACCTCACAAAGGGGACCGGACATAGATGGATCAGCCGCGAATGACTTTTTTGGACAAGCGGCGGCTATATCGGCCGATGGTAATAGGGTCGTTGTGGGTGCCCCCAACCACGATTACACACCGAGTATTACGAATACGGGTCGCGTGAGAGTGTATGATTATAATTCGGGAACAAATGCTTGGGATCTTAATACTACGTTAGACCCCCCGACATCGGACACTGTCGCAAATACAAACTTTGGGAGTGTTGTGTCTATATCCCACGATGGCACTGTAATTGGAATAGGAGCTCGTGGATTAAATAACTCACAGGGTAAATACTACGCATACAGAGTTGCGAGAGATAACACCAATACCGTCGGAATACAACCCGAAGGTAGCGAAGTTGGTAATGCCCTAGGTGACGCATTGGGTTATAGTGTTACGGTCAGTGGAGACGGAAAGATAATCGTCGCGGGCGCAAACAACCCGGACGGAACAAGCTATGTCAAGGCGATAAAAAATACATCCGGTTCAACGTGGGTAACGACCGATGCCGGTTCAAATTACATAGCCGCGAGCGAGAACTCGGGTGATGAATTTGGCTTTTCGTCGAGTCTCTCGTATGATGGTCACGTTTTAGCGGTTGGTGGTCCCAAAAATGACGGCACACAGACAGACGCCGGTCATGTTCGTGTATTTATATGGGATGGAGCCGATAATTGGTATCAGATGGGTACGGATATAGACGGTGAATCCGGATTCGATCAGTCTGGTATATCTGTGAGTATATCCGGAGACGGAAAACGATTAGCGATAGGCGCTAATATGAACCCATTAGGCGATGCGAGAGGTCATGTGCGTGTGTATGAATGGAATGGATCTACGGATTGGTCCAGTGCGCAGGCGAGTGCGTCGTCGGGTCAGTGGCTTCAACGGGGCATAGATTTAGACGCCGAAGCGACGGCAGATGAATTTGGTTGGTCAGTCTCCCTGACCAAGGATGGAAACCGATTAATTGTTGGTGCCAAATCAAATGATGGTACGGGTACAAGCGCAGGGCATGCTCGTATATTCGACTTTTTCGATAGAACTTTTACCCAAAACCTCATAAAGAAGTTTTCTATTACTGCGGAGATGGTATTTTTAGATCCAGGGGAACGAATAAGAATCCAAAATGCCAACAGGGACATGGTCATCACACAAATCCAACGAAAAACGTTTGATATACCATATCGTGGTTCTCAGACGAATGAATTTGATTTGGGGCTTATTAATCCCGTAAAAGAATTGTTTTTCGTCTTTCAGCGCGAAAATCCCAAAACAGTCGATAATTTCGTCCCACCGTTTGACTATGATAATATATATCTATCCGTGAATGATAGATTGCTATATTACGAGAACCTAGACAAACTAGAACTTATTCTCGATGACGAACATACTATACAAGGAAAAGCGGGTAGTTATATGTTTTTAAAAGCTGTACAATCCTCTATTCATCACTCAAAAACACCATTAATACGAAGATTCTACTCGTACAGTTTCAGTCTCGAACCGGAAAAGCCATATCCGACAGGACAACGAAATTTCAGTCTCATTAGAAATCAGAGACTGGTAGTTACGACCAATGCGTGTAACTCAGACAGGAAACTACACGTGTATGCCCTAAGTTACAATATTCTCAGGATAGTGGATGGAATTGCCCAAACTATTTTTGAGGACGCATATTAATGGAACAAGCCGCTATTGAAATTATTACGCCCGTTTTGGAGCAGTCAGTGCTCCTGGCCGCAGACTACGCAAAAGCGTGTGGCCGTGATGCCATTTTATCCAAGGATTTCGAATACGCAATCAAATATTGCGCCATGAACACGATTGGTCAAAAGATTGGTTCTCATTTCCCAGAAATTTACGAAGAAGACTCGGAAGAAGAGTCTGACTCAGAAGATCCAGAAAATACCCTCGAAGTCGTAGATGAGAATGAATTGGAATTTACGCCATACTCTGGCGAAGATAAAAAATTCACCGACGTAAATGAATCGTATGAGAGATGGGGAGACTGGGAACCCAAAACGCCGGTGGAGGAGATGATAAAAAACGCCATAGATAATAATGAACACGTCGTCGATCGAAGGATGGACTACTTCGACTAAACTAAAAGAGATTGAGGGTGGATCCAGTTCATCCGAAGAGTCGAGTGACGATGAAAGTGATACTAGTACAGATAGTAGTAGTGTTGCCGGAAGCGAAACAGAAACAATACAACTTTTTGAAATAAAGAAGAAAGTAAAGAAATCCAGGACGAAAGGATACAATCAGGATAAGTATAAAAAATTTGTAACAGAAGAAGAGCTACTTCCAGAATAATTTCTCACTATACTTTAAACATAATGTCTGCCATTGCCGATACCGTTGGTCTCGTTACCCAAGAATTGGAATCCCAAAGCTTGAACGCCGTCGTCGCGGGTTTTACCTTCGCCGCCGCTCTCTCGTGGATGGACCTCGTCCGTTGGGCCATTCAGCAAATCGTCACTGTCAAGCGTAACGGTGGTCAGCACTTCGCTCTCACTGCGCTTTTCACCACTTTGTTGTCCGTGACGGTCTATTTGGTGATGTCTCGCCTCTCCAGCCGTGTGCGTAAGCCGCTCCAACCGGTGTATGCGGTCACCCAGTAAGCTTCGGGGCAACAGGAGGAAGCTTCACAGCTATTTGTGATCTCGGTTTAGTAGTTATTAATATAACAACCAATCCTAATAAAACAATACCAACGATAGAAAGATATTCTTTCCATCTATAAGGATTCTCCATTTCTGGAATGCTTATTGGTGGCGGTAATTCAAATCGCGATAGGGGCGTCTGTTGTTTAGAAAGGTTTTCAAATTTATCGGTAGAACACGTGACTTCAAATTTCATTACATGATCTTGATTTCTGAAATCATACGGAATGAGTCTTCCGTGACTCATATAGAAGAATTCAACCTTTATATCACGGATAGTCTTTTGAGAACCGCCCACGAACGAATGTGTAAGAGGATCATCGATTCCTTTATGAACGAGTGTATCACCCGATAGAATCACTCTTCCTGTGTAAAATGGAGTTGTTGTATATACAGTACGTGTAAAGTCATCTGAACCCGTACTTAATCTCACAATTAATGACGTTGGTCCATTCAGGTTTATTGAACCACTTTTAATCGAGTTGGGAGTTCCACTCGACGTGTAGTCGCGACCGGCGAATCCAAGTAATTGGTGTGGCGTGGTATTCGGTTCCGTATTACTCGTGTAACCATTTGTTCCGGAATTGAATTCAAACGTAAAACTTTTGACAGCGGCGGAACCAGCATTTACGTTAGAAAACGTAATTGTATTCGTATCGGTATCGTATGCGATAGTCTGTATAGCTGGGGCAACGGTGTCATCCAGTTTTGCGGTAAGATCTGTGACAAGATCACCGACACTCGCATAATTTGTTTCGTCTAATGTCACTGTATTACCACTCACGGAAAACGTTTTATTTCGGGAATGAACAAGCAATTGACTATTAGGTATTTTAGCCGATATTAGAGATATCTTAGAGACGTCATAAATAGGGTTTTTCAATGAAATAACGTAACTTGACGGGTCTGGGTACAGTATGGGATCCCTTTCACTACTATCGATATCTAAGGTATGGACCTTCATTAAAATTAGGTGATATAATTTTAATGAGTGTTTAACTCTTGTTCTGGGATATAAAATACTTATTTGTACAGTTTTTGAGCGATCGGGTTATTCTTGAGTTGTTCCTTGGCCACATCTAAGCCCGCAGAACCAGACGTCGCATACGGGTTAGGAGCGTCTTTGTTAGGATTGAAGTTATGATACGGCACCTGGTTGTATTGTTGCGTCCAGCCACCACTCATCACACCATCGCGACCATCGATGCGACTCGTATCGGAGCGAACACTGGTAACCAAGCCTGTCGTCTTTAATGGAGCCTCGCGGACGTTCATCCGTCCGGCATTACCACGACGGTTGGGGTTACCGCGACGGTCATCCGCACGGAAACCGTACCTTTGAAGCTGCTCGGCGGAATAACCGTGACCCCTCTTGTTTTCCAGTGCGAGATTGGTAGCCGGGGCAACGTTGTGTCCGTTATAGAAGTTACTAATACTCGGAGCCGGTTGGTTGTTATAATAGAATTGTTGAGTGTGTTCATCGTTCTTGAGTCGGGTGATATCTTGGGCATTCGTTAAGCCACTGACTACGCGTTTAGCCGGGGCATAACCTAAACCGTCTGTTCGCAAACCAGTCTCCGAACGATTGGTAGTTCGCATCGTGCGTTGATGAGACGGGCGA